GAGGCGGGGTTGAGAGAATATGGGAACTAACCTAATATCCTTGACAACAAAAACTCCCTCAGTAAAATCTCCGAACTAATGTCCTCAAAACCGGGTAAGTCAGAATCAGCAGGCAAGGGTGACGCCAGGCGCGATAACCTCACCGCATTCAGCGAAGGGATGAAGTATCTCAAGCGGCCAACAGCACAAGAGTGGTCTCCAAGGGGGATGGTCTTCCTCCAAAAGCAAGGCCGAACGATCTTTAAATATGGCAACTAAGAAGCGATACCGATGGAAACACATTATGCTCTCAGGGCTATCGGTGGCTCATGCTTTGGGGTGGACGAAGGCCAAGGGGTACAAATCACCAGAAGAATTTTACGCCGCAGATAAAAACCCCAAATCCTTCATTGACAGGGAATACTTCCTCTACTTCATCAACGCCGGCCCATACACTAAGATTGGCCTAGCAACCGATCCAAACAAAAGGCTGCAAGAAATCCAAGTTGGATGCCCTATCAAGATTGAGAAGTTTAAACTCTTCGTCGTTGGAGAAGAGGACTTGGCATTCTTGATCGAAAGAAGGATTCATAAATACTTCAGATCCAAGCACTCAAGCGGAGAGTGGTTCATCTTAAATGAGGGTGATTTTGATAAAATTAAGAGATGTGAAGAGCTTTGTGCGTGGAATAAAGCAGATCCATTTACTCCATTAACCCCAGATGAGGTATGGGTTGTTGCTAACAACTTTATAGATAACGGCATGGAACCAATCTTCTGCACATGAGCGCTCTTAATAATGCGCGGCACGAATCATTCGCCCAGGGTGTAGCTTTAGGGAAGTCAGCAACCGAGGCTTATAAAGAGGCCGGTTACTCTGAAAAAGGTGCTGATGTGAACGCCTCTCGCTTACTAGGAAATGATAGTGTGAAGGCCCGTGTGCAGGAAATACAGGCAAGACTCGCCATCAAATCGGGGATTACCCGCGCTGAATACATCACTGAGCTTGTTGATGGCCTTAAAAACCTCCCTAAAGATCACGGCAACTGGCCGCGTATCGCCGACCTTGTAGCTAAAGCCTGCGGGTTCAATGAGCCTGAGCGAATGGAGATCATCACCCTGGATATAGAGGTAATCATCGGTGGAAAGCCCCTCGCCATCGCTTAGACGCAAGCTCACGGTCTACCTGGACCCGCGAGAGCAATTCCGACCCTACCTTGAGCGCAAGGAGAGGTGGGCCTGTCTCGTTGTCCACCGTCGGGGAGGCAAAACCTTTGGTTGCATTCAAGACCTCCTGCATCGCGCCTTGACCCATAAGAGGGAAGGGCCAGCGCTCAGGTACGCCTACCTTGCTCCTACCAGGGATCAGACCAAAGACATCGCGTGGGGCTACCTCAAGCAATTCACCTCGACCATGCCGGGGATCAAGACCAACGAGGCCGACCTTCAGATTACTCTACCGAATAAGGCAACCATACGTCTCTACTCGGGCGAGGCGTATGAGCGCTTGAGAGGCATCTATCTGGATGGGGTTGTCATTGATGAGTTCGCCGACATAGATCCTCAAGCGTGGTTCGCGGTTATTAGGCCCTGTCTCTCGGATTACCAAGGCTGGGCAACGATGATTGGGACGCCGAAGGGTAGGGATAACTTCTGGAGGCTTTGGGAGGCGGCACTCCTTGACACCTCTTGGTTCACTCTGCGCCTCAAGGCTTCCGAAAGCGGCATCCTTGACCCTCAAGAGCTTGCCGACATCAAGAACGGGACGCCCAAGCACACCTTTGAGCAGGAGTACGAGACATCCTTTGATATTGGCCGGCCTGGAGCGATCTACTCCAAGGCAATCAGCGACGCCCGGAGCGAGAAGCGAATCTCCGATGACGTTCTCTGGTTCAAGGAGGTGCCTGTGTACGCATCCTTTGATGTGGGAGCGCCATTAAATCAGCGTTGTTGGATATTCAGCCTAATGGGCGATAGGGTCAACTTCTTGGAATGCCTCGCTGGTGGTGAAGGATGCGCTACGCCGGCAGATTGGGCAGGACGCCTCATGCAGAAACAATACCGATATGGAGCAGTCTTCATCCCTCATGATGCCGCCCAAGCCAACGGAGGTCTATGGCAGGAGGCATTGAAGATAGGAGGGCTTGCCAACGTCGTGCCTGTTCCACGCCAATACTCTGTATGGGATGGGATCAATCTAGCCTTAGACGCCTTCCCTCGCGTTTGGTTTAACGAGAGCGGATGCCGATCCGGCCTAGAATCCCTTGATGCTTACCATTCTAAGGAAGAACGAGACGGCGTAACGATACGGGCAGTTCCCAATCATGACTGGTCTTCTCATGGCTCAGACGCCTTCAGCTTGGCCTTCCAAGCGATCAAGAGCGGTTTGGTAATGGACAGGACAGCTATCCCTAGCCGGCCAAACATGAACGGAGGAGGCCCCCAAGTCATCATGGGCTATAGGGGAGAGTGATGAAAGAGTTCACGGAAGACTTCCTTTTCTTTTGCGTCCTGTTCTCTGGATTCCTACTGGCGATTGTAGCCATTCACCATTTCTGCAAGTGACCCCGATTGAAACAGCCGCCGCCGTCTACGACAGGGAGCCGTGCGCTAGGACATTCTCCGAGGATCTTCACGCTCACTACAAGCATGGTCACGTCCACTCAACACCTGACTACTTCGCTATGGGCAGGAAGGTCTACCGCTTCGCGCAACCCAAAGACATTATCAACCCCTGGTTTAACCTCTGGGAGTCACCTCCCGATTGCTGGCACTTATATCTCTTCACGGGAGATGTACGCAAAGCCTTCCTAGCCGCTGATGTCCAGTTGCCTCATGTTTCCTTTGAGAGAAGGAACAGACTCCGCTTTTATACATGGGATGAAATCTTTTCACGAAGTGAAAGAATCTTCACAAGTTAGTTGACACGTTAGGAGATAGACCTTATATCGCGTGAATGCTTTCAGCGTTTGCGTCTCTTTTTGACAACCTAATCTCTGCCCTTTCGCCTGAGATGGCGCTTGCGGGTGGCATTCCCTTTCCCAAGGAGACAGGCAAAGAGAAGCCCTTCTTTGGTTGCTTCAAGGGTGGAGGTGGAACGCCCAACATCTCTAATCCCCCCTCACCCCCTCAGATCAATTTCCCCGCTGTCCCTCCTCCCCCGCCGCCACCGCCACCGCCACCAACAGCCTCCTCGGCTGATGTGGCACAAGCCCAGCAGCAGGGAGCAGTAGCAGCAGCGAGTGGTTTTGGTTTCAATGCGTCACTTCTCAAGGGTGGCCCAGGTGCCGCCCAAGGCCCGACCAATACTTCTACCGGTACTGGCTCCCTCCTGGGTAACAAGTAATGGCAAAGCCCCCCACAGGGACGCCATCCCAGCAGGACGATTCGCCGGTCAAGTCCACGGAGGCCGGCGCTTCCTTGGCTACCTCCATCATCGAACGATGGAACAAGCTAGAGGCGGGACGGAACTACTACATGAGCCAATGGGAGAACATTGGCCGCTACGTCATGCCCCGGAAGAGCTTCATTCTGAGCAAGACGACTCAGCCCAATATGGACAGGGAGGCTCAGTTGTTCACCTCCTGCGGCGTTCAGAGCAATCAAGTCTTAGCTGCCGGCTGCATGGCCTACATCACGCCATCGGATTCCAGATGGTGCAGTTATGAGGCCCCTGAGACCACAGAGAGCAAGGATGGGGTAGACGAGTATTTTGCACAGGTGACAGAGATCGTCATGGAGACCCTGGCCAACTCCAACTTCTACACAACGGCCCATGAAATGTTTCTGGATCGCGGATGTTTTGGCACGGCGGTCATGCACGTTGAGCCGGGTGATACGGACGACACGCCCCTTATCTTCCGCACCTTTGATGTCGGGACATTCTGCCTGAGTGAGAACCATGAGCGCCTAGTCGATACCCTTTTCTTCCGCGACAAGTTCACCGTTCGGGCGCTGGTGCTTCAGTTCGGCATTGAGAATGTTTCCCCTAAGACCAAGAAGGCGTACGAGATGCCAGACGGCAAGGGCTACGACGACGAGGTAGAAGTTATCCACGCCATTTTCCCCCGCACCGATGACCAACGGGAAACGGGCAAGAAGGATGGCAAGAATAAGCCCTGGGCCTCCATCTACGTTGAGGTGGGCAGTAAGCACACTCTCCGCAATGGCGGCTATGACGAGAAACCCTTCTTTGCGACTCGCTTCCTGACTTGGCAGAAGTCTGTCTACGGCTACGGGCCGGCGTGGGTAGTCCTCCCCGTCCTGCGTCAACTCAATCAGCTAGAGAAGACCCTCGACACCGCAGCAGAAAAGGCCGTCACCCCTCCTTTGCTTGTCCCTAGTGGGATGCAGAACCAGATCGACGTACGAAGCGGCGGCATCACCTTCTTTGATCCAGCGAACCCGGCAGCTATTCCCCGTGAATGGGCCACCGTTGGGCGGTACGACGTGGCCGTTGATCGTGTCGGCAAGAAGGAGCGCGAGGTAGAGAAAGCCTTTTGTGTCCCTCTCTTCCAGCAGTTCACCCAGGAGAGTGAGCAGGCAAGTGGCTCACCCATTACCGCCACCGAAGTCAGGGCGCGGCAGGCCGAGCAGATGGCGAACTTCAACCCGACTTTTTCACGCCTGACTACTGAGTTACTGACCCCTCTCCTGCATCGCATCTACGGCATCCTGGTACGTCGCGGTGCCTTCCCCTCCCCGCCTGAGTCTCTGATTGAGCAGAACCCCAAGGGCGAGGCGTACTTCCCCTCCCCTAAGATCGTCTTTAACTCTAGGATTGCCCTTGCGGTCAAGAGCATGGAGGTAGCGGCAACTGATCGCTCCCTTCAGCGCGGCCTCCAGATCGTCCAGATCACCCAAGACCCTAGTGTGTTGGATGTCTTTAACTTCGACGCGATCCTCAAGGGTGGCGCTCTGAGTGACGGAGTAGATCCCGAATACCTCAAGACCGATAGCGAGGTGGGCCAGATTCGGCAGGGCAGGGCGCAGGCTCAAGCCCAGCAGGCCCAGATGCAGCAGCAGGCACACATGGCCGACATGGCCCAGAAGGCCGGCAGCATTAAGAGCGATTCCCCCCTTGGTCAGCAGATCCAGAAGAACGCCCCTGACGTTGGTAGCGCCTACTAAACACCCATGAGCGCCACGCCGCTTCCCTCCAACATCGTTTGCTACAAGAACCTCTCCCCAGGGGTACTAGCTGATCTTGACGCCACCTTTGGCCTCAACGCTCCCGCCTTCATGCCCACTCAGGCCGGCACCTATGACCCTCTAGCCGCCGCCATTAGGGACGGAGGCCGTCGTGTCCTCCTGCATATCCACGCCCGACTTCACGCAGCCACTCATGAAAAAGCAGAACACCAAACGGCCATTAAAGATTAAGCCCCCCAAGGCCCCTTCCCTTCCCGTCATTCCTCCCCCGCAGGACGCCCCTGAGTGGACCCGCCCCGCCTACATCGAATGGCACCGACTCAACTGCCACCTCCTTTCCGTTCACACAGCCCTCTTAGAGCGGGTGCGTGAATACCACCTCATGCACCCCACACCCAACCCCACCAGTGAAACCAAATGAGTACCGAGACAATGACGAGCGAGACCGCCACGACTACAACCGGGGGCGAAAGCTCCGAAAGCGTCCAAAACACGCAAGGCTCAAGCCAGATGGAGGGAAGCCTCCTAAGTGGAGCGAGTACGACAACCGAGAGTTCCACGACTTCAGCGACCTCGACAGCGACGGGTAGCGGCATCCAATGGGTCAACGAGAAGGGTGAATTTACGGAAGGTTGGCTGGATCGCCTCCCCGAAGACTTGCAGAAGAGCAAGCAGATGTTTGGGCAGCAGAAGGATTTGCCTTCTCTCCTCAAGAGCTACGAACACGCCCAGAAGCTCTTAGGCAAGCAGGCTAACGCCGTCATCATCCCCAAGGACGACGCCCCTCCCGAAGAGGTGGCCGCTTTCCGCGCCAAGCTGGGAGTTCCCGATAGCGTGGAGAAGTACGCCACCAAGATTGAAGGGCTACCCGAAGGAATGAACCTAGATGAAGTGGGCGTGAAGTCTTTCAATGAGCTTGCCCATAAGACGGCCATGACTCCCGCCCAGGCGCAGGAGTCTATTAAGTTCTACGCCGGCCTAGAGGCCCAGAGAGCCGTGGCCGTACAGGAAGCCGCCAAAGCTGAATACGCAGCAGGACAAAAGACCCTGGGCGAGTTGTTCGGCAAGGGCTACGAGACAGAAATGGCCGTCACCAAGCGTGGCGTTCAGCTTGCCGGCGGCACAGGGGAGAGCAAAGGCTTCGGAGATCCAGAGGTTATCAAGGTCATTAACCGACTGACCCGGATGCAGAGCGACGACAAGATTGCCTCTTCAGATGTTTCCTCGACACACATGGCCGGCAAGGCACGGGCTATGGATATCGCGAGCAATGACCAGAATCCTCTTCACGCCAAGTGGCTGAAGGGCGACGCCTCCACTCACGCCCTCTACATGGATCTTCTAGCGAACGGGTAACACTTTTGTCGCGTGGTTGCACAATGCCCCGTCTCTAGCTTCGGCTGGGGGCGGGGTAACTTTTTGGAGGGGATCGTGCTGATTAGATCCATGCGGTGAAATGACCCCATAGGGGGATTATCTGCACCAGAGATAAACAATGCTTTAGCCGTGAATAGACATCTAAAAAATAACCCATTTGCCATAAGGGGGTTATATGACTTTTGAATAGAAAAGGGTCGGAGGAGGCTCAGGTCGCTCTGCCCGTATCTACAGACAGCCCTCAGTGCCTCCCCCGATTATATGTCCTCGCAGGGAGAACCCAACAGGACAACCAGCCGCCGAAACGAACTGGTGATGAAACAGACTCATTGGTTTGAGCTTCAGAGAGAGGCTTAACGAGTTCTATTAAGGGAACACTAGCGGCAGATATTTTAGGCCACAAGCTAAAATGTTAGTTGACATATTAGGCCATGATGTTATTTCTCCAATCAGAACGCCGCTGAGAGATAACCCGCAAGGGCCTGTGTAGGTTGCGATTCAACAAGGTTACTGACGATCCCGTAAGGGGCAACCGGCCATCCTTGCTAAACGAATCCCAAAAACTTGCCCCTAGAAATAGGCGCATAACCCCTACATTATTATGGCCGCTAATCCAGCAATTGCAGATCACTACGTCGTCGCTTACGAGACAGCTTGGAGTCACCTCGTTCAACAGATGGAGTCCCGTCTCCTCGACAAAGCCAAGGTCAA